GGATTCAGATACGAATTCAATGGCATCAGCAGTGTGCTGACTGAGTATGTTCCAGCAGGGAAATAAATCGACTTTGACTGAGCTTGACCAGCAGTCAATGCCGCTTGAATCGCCGTCGTATCATTCGTCACCCCGTCCCCAACCGCGCCGAAGTCTTTAACGCTTACGCTTTCGCGCAGCTTGGTCTGGACGGTTGTTGCTACCGCGCCGGCGCCCGCCGGAAGATAGCCAACACTGTTGCTGCCGGAAGGGGCTAGAAGGTCGTCAAGTTCAATGGCGTTAATGGTTACCGTTTCAAACCCTGTCTTTGCCACCACAAGGTCGTACAGCCCGTTGGCCGCGTAAAACGACACTTGGCCGGTTGAAGTCGAAAGAAACGGGTTTGCCAATGGCGTGACGCCATTGTCGGAATACAACGTCGCTAGCGTCGTTGTGCCAGACACATATACCGTGCAAGTGGCTAGGCTAAGAACCCGAAGCGTCGAGTTGGAGCCCGTGGTCGAGGCGATGAAATTGACATATCTCTGCACGGCAAAAACTCCTATGCGGCTGGTCGGCGGCGGCGCTTAGCCTCTAATTCGTTGACTGGGGCATCCGGTTCGCCGGGAGTATATCGCACCCAACCATTGCATTCATCCGCCTCCGCTTCCGCTTCCGCGATAGCGACCTTGGTGCCGTGTTTTGAGTGTCTAAGATAGATGTGCATAAAGAAAACGGGGTGGTTGCCCACCCCGTTCCTATTCGCTTTTTAGGCGATTCGATACAGCGTCCAGCCGGTGTCGCTCGTCTTGCGCCCCAAAAAGCGCCCCGACGCAGTAACCGCGACCGCAACCGCACCCTGCGTAGCCCCGACCGTCCAACCCGTGTTGGTGGTCATAGTAGCAGTACCGGACGAGGTGCCGAGGTTAATCACGACAAACTCAATCGTGCTGTTGAGCTTCGGGTTCACCAACGCAGCTTCAAGCGAAGCCACGGTCGGGAGCGTGTAGGCTTGGTTGGTCGTAGTCGCAGCGGTGCTGACAATCAACAGACCAGTCAGAACCTGAGCAGCCGTCAACGTAGCCGCAGCGGTAACAACCGCCGGGTCCGGCTGAACGCCAATTTTTGGTTCGTTAAGGTTGCCGTCAGTAAACTGATAGCCGCCACCAGAAGTAGGAAATGCCATGATATTTTCTCCTTAACCCCAGATGCGGCAAGCCATCGGCGGGCGAATGGTCGCAAAACCATACAGCACGTCGATACGGCAAGGCATACGGTCGTTGTTGATGTCGTACTGACGGACGATACGCAGGCTGATGCCGTTGTGAACCTGGCGGCTAGCCATGTCCACACCCTGCGGCAGCAAGAGGTCGGCGGTCGCCAGCGTGATGGCATCCTTGTGGTACACAAGGTTCTGCGGGTACTGGGTCGAAGCGGTGCCGATAAAAGTAACCGCCGCGTTGTCGGCAGGGAACGAATCCACCGTCGCCAGTGCGCTTGCGCTGGTGTAGATGGCCGGCGAAATCGCCACGTTCGTCCAAGCGCCCGAAGACGCAGTAGCCAGCGAGGTCACAGTAAACTGCTGAAGCGAGCCAGTAGACTGACGGGTCTGCGGGTTGACCGCGTAGACGTTCGCAATCGTGAATACGTCACCAACAGCAATTGTGGCCGAGGCGGTGCCGCCATCAAGACTGATGGTGGTGGCGCCCTGAGTGCTGACCGCGCCGTTCACCAGAATGGTGTCGGTCGTGGACCGCGAACCAGTGGTGTGCTGGACAATCGACTGCGACATGTTGATTTCGTCCAAACCCAAAATACCCTCACCCATCATGCCGTTTTTGAACTGGCGGCTGATGGTGCCGGTGGGGTTGAACAAGCCTTTTAGACCTTCGACCAAACCAGCGTTAGCCGCTGGGCTGACGGTGGCGTAGCGCGGCGACATACCGGCGGCGGATTCGTTCAACTTCTGCTGCGCCTGCAACAGAACAAGCGAAGTGGCCGGGGTGGTGCCGGGGGTACCGACCGACTGGAAGATGCTCTTGTAGACGTTTGCGACGTCGGCATCAACAGAAGCGGCCAGCTGGCTGACGCGGGGTTTTAGCACACGTTCGGCAAAATCATCCAACTGCATGGTGAGTTCAGCAGAGGTGAAGTTGACGCCGATGTGTTTCTGCGAAGCAACCGCGAGGGTGGTGTACTGTTCGTTGTCGTCCTGCACCTGAAGGGCGGCGCCATCGGTGACAAGCGCGCGGTCAGGCAGACGGATGCGGAGGGTTGAGCCAATTTTGGCGCCCTCAACGGCAAAAGAATCGTCGTACTGACGGTTCACGTTGCGAGAAATCACAAGGTTGTTCTCGAGAATTTCGAGAGCTTTCCGAGTGATCATATCAATCGTAAGCAATGAGTTAGCCATTATGGGCTCCTATTAGCGAAATTTTTGCGCTTCCAGCTTCTTAATCTGGCGTTGCCGCTCGGCTTCAATCCACTGACTGGTCGTCATGCTTTTAATCGAACGCGGGTCAGTGGTATCAAAACTCGGTGCCGTAGCACCACGCGGTTTGCCCGGTTGAATCGGCTCAGGCGCGTTAGATACCCGTTTTGTTACCGGCTCGGCGACCAATTTGGCCTCCAGCCGACCAATTTCTTTGGCCTGCAAATACGGCGATAGCCGGGAAATACGGTCCGCTTCTTTCGGATTAGACCCAAGGTAATACGCCAGGTCAGGTCCAATGTCCGAAGAATGAATCGTCTCAGCCATCACGTTCGTAATCGGAAGATTCGGGTTGTACGCGACCTGTTCAAAGTCATCGTACTTGCCCCGCGCTTCTTCCTCGCGGTCGTGATAAGCCTCAAGAACCTCAGTCTGCTGCTGCTGAGCCGTCCGCTGCTGAATCAGTTGCTCTGCTTTACGCGAAGCCAACGCTTCGGCATACGCCTCTACGCTTTCAAACTGGTCAGCTGGCGGCAGTTCGACCGGTTGTGCCGGCGCTTTCTGCTGCTGAGTTCTTTCCCACTTACGCTGTTCTCTTGCAAGCCGTTTGCTGACAATCGCGTCAAGCTCTTCTTGTGTGAAGGTCTTGGGTGCTTCTGCCTGCTCCTCAACTTCCGGCGCTGAAACATCGGGCTCAGGTGCTGCCGTCGCTACCTGTTCCGGCGCGGGTACTTCCGCTAATAAATCCTCATCACTCATCACTGGCTCCTGAAAAGCCCCCGGTGAACCTCGCCGGTACGGTTAGGCGCTTAGCGCCGCAACCTTATCTTGGAACGCTTTGACCCGCGCGTCAAGCGCAGCCACATCGTTCGCTAACTGCGCCTCGCGAGCGTCCAAAACGGACTGGCGAGAGGCGATAATTTCTTCCGCTCGGTCGGCTTGTGTTTTGCGAGCCGACAAGTCGGCTTCACGGGCGTCGCAAGCTGACGCAAACTCATTTTCGCGCTGGGTCAGCGCATCTTCACGGGCGTCCTGCGCTTTCTTCTTGGCCGTAGCGTCGGCGTTCTTGGCCTTGGTATCTGCCTTCAGCGCATCGCCTTCTTCTTTGGCGCTGACCAAAATCTGAGCCGCTTCGTCACGCATCCGGGTGGCGTCTTCCACCGCCGACATGGCGCCCTGGCGCACTTGCAGTTCTTCGCGAAGAGCGGCTAAACGCGCCAGGTCTTGCGGAAGTTGCGTGGTGAAGTAGTACAGGTAATCGACGCCGTGCGATGTGTCGTTGCTGATTTCCATGACTACCTCAAGCGTAATAGGTGATGTTGAGCTTAGCGCTAGCCGTCTGCTCAATGAATCGAATTTTGGTCAGGTCGCCATCGTACTGAAGCGTTACGCCAGCGGCCAGCGGCATTCCAATAGACGCCGTTGGCGCTACGTCGTCATCACGCCAACGCACGGTTTGCGTTTCGGGAGTAATGAGCGCGATGGTGGGCTTGCAGCTAAGACCGTTAAGGTCACGGCTAGGAACCGTCAGCGCCGTAGATGCGGTTAGCGTTGTAATCTGCTGATATCCCAACCGAGTGGTAATGGATTTCAAATTCAGTGACATTTTTGTATTCCTTTAATGCTCTGCAATTATGCCGGAATCTCAGCCCAAATTATTGCGCCATCAAACGATCCAGCAGTCGTAGCAACAGAGTTGCCCCATGCCAAATAGCACCCCGGAGCA